CTGGTTAGCGATTTGAATAGTTTATCATTTTTCCCTTCTAATGCATTTCTAATAGCTTTAAATGGAATAGTTTTACCAACTATATCAGGCATACTATCGGATATACCATTTGCAAAATTTACTAACTTTTTAGTTGGATTTTTACCTGTATCATCAACAAAATGAGACTGATTTGTTTTGTACTTATTTGAAAATGCTAAATCTTCCGGCGATTGATATTTTCTTGCTCCACCTGGACTTTTGGTAAATGTGTCGTTGTATTTTTTAGAACCATTTTCTTTTTCCACTTTTTCTTTGTAATGCAAACTATTCTCAAGAGCATCTATATCAGATATGCCGTCTTCTTCGTGCATACCCAATCTTTTGCCTTCGTCTAAGTAGTCATTAGTTAAAGCGTTTTCTCTATCTAAGCTATTAGTTCCAAACTCTCCTTTAGTCTTTTGTTCATACCAAACAGAGTTATCGCTTCCTTCTGCTCTTTCAGAGTCTAATATTTCTCTTGGTTTATTAGTGTCGGCTTCCTTAATAGTATTTCTTTTAAATCTAACTTTTATAGTTCCATCAGGATTGTATACAGTTACTCTACCATTTTTATCAACTGTACGTTCATTCTGTGGTCTTATTAAAGGCTCATTTTGAGGAGTTTTTATATCTTCAGGTGTATTTATATCTGTTTCTGATTTAACATGGCTTAAATCGTCTGTGGAACTATTAACTTTTTCGTTTTCTTGATTAGGTTGTTCTTGTTGTTCTTCCCAAGCTTTTTTTGATTCTTCTAATTTTTTAGCAAATTCTTCTCTATCTTTAAACCATTTGTCAGCTTCCTCTTGAGATTTTACTGTAGTTTTTGGCTCTTGTTTTATTTTCTCAGAAGCTATTTCTGCTTCTTTTTGTGTATCAGGTTTTACTTCTTGCTGCACTTTTTCTATATCATTTTGCTTAGCTAGTTCTGCTTTAACATCTTTTGATATTCTCAAAGCACGTTCTCTAGAGCCATATTTATTACGTTCAAATATTTCTGTTTGTTGTTCATCAGATAATTTACCAGCATCATCTAATAAAGTTTTTTCCTCATCTGATATGTTGCGTTTGTAATTTTGGTTTTTAGCTCTTAACTCACCATATTCTTTTCTGAGTTTAGTTAAATCGCTTGCATTGTTAGACAAGTTTGTATTTAAAGCATTATCTATTCCTGCAACTGCTCTTGAAACACTATCGTATTCATTCGTAAGATTATTTAATGTTTCTGCACTATTTTTTCTTAGTTCTAATGCTCTTTTAGAATTCCAAGCCTTTTGTGCTGCTGCGTGTCCACCTGTTAAAGCTAAACCTAGCGCAGCCATACCTGTTCCATTTGCAATTCTGTCTTGAAGCGTGTCACCTTCCAAAGCACCTAAGCCAAAACCAGTAGCCATATTTCCTACAATATCATTTGCAGATGTCCTTATTGTTCCATTGGCAACATTTTTCTTAGCTAATTTTTGTATTTGATTAGTATATTTGGCTCTTTGTGCATCAGACAATTTTGATGCTATTCTACTGCTTTCTTTAGAAACTTTATTTGCAGTATTAATAGATTTAACAAAATCACCTGTTCTCCCAACAATACCAATAGGAGCAGCAAAAGAGCTTAGTTCTGCTATGGATTGATTGGCTTGTCTTGGCTTTTGGTACAAGTCTTGATATAGTTGATTACCTTGCAAAGCATTAGCTATATTTTCTACATAGTTAGCTTTGTATTGATTTTGTTCTGGAGTATTATTATAAGCGTTTACTGCATCAACTCCTAAGTTCCATAAATTCTGTGGCAATTCAACAGCACCTTTAACAGCTCCACCACCCATCGCAAGCCACGGTGATTTAGTTGCATTAGGATTTAATACATTAGAACCAAATTCTTTTACTGGCTGAACAACTAACGAGTTAATTGTGTCTCCGGCAAAACCAAGCGGGTCATTTGCAACAGTTTGTGCAAAACTTCCTACACCTTGTCCAATTGCAGTTGCTATATTGCCAAGTCCTTCTCCGATTGATACATTATTATTAACAGGAGCTTGCACAGTCTGTGGATATTTGGTTTTTGATGTTACTCTCGGTGTAACACTATTTGACTGTGCAGTCCTATTATTCATAAAATCATCAAGTGTTTGAATACTATTATTCCTAGTATTCTTAGCACTATTATTCATATAGTCATCTAAAGTAACAACCACTAATTATTCCCATCCTTGTTCTTTAGCATATTTAATAAAATCGCCACCATAAGTATTAATCATAAACTCTCTAGCTTTATCATATTGTTCTTGAGCTTGTTCTATAGCTGCTCTATCGTTACTATTTGCAAACCAACCATCTTTTTCTTTTGCTTTAGCTAAAGTATCAGCATATTTTTGAAACTGTCCTATGCTTTTATTCAATCCTTGTTGGTAATCATATTTTTGTTGAGCCACATTATTTCCTCTATCGTTACGACCCCTTGTTTCCCAATATTTCTTTCGTGCAGCAACTTCCTCACGTTTTATTGCTCTGTCTTGAGAATCTTTATTTACTTTATAATTGTAATCACGTTCATCTTTTTTTGTTTTATAGTTTCTTTCCCAATCTTGTTGCTCTTTTCGAAGCATTTGTTCGTACATCCATTGCTGTTGTCTTTGTGCCATTTGGTCTTCAAGACGTTTGTTAGTTACGTCTTGAGCAGCATAGCTATTTAAAAATGGTCTATTAGTATTTCCTGTTACTTGTTGATAATATCTATCAGCAGCAGCTTTCTGTGAACCATATTGAAAAGCAGCCTTAGCTATATCATCAATCCCACCTCCGGCAGCTCTTGATACCATGCCGGCTATCGCTGCTTGAGTTAATGGATGAGCCATTACTCTTTGACCTGTTCCGGCTAATTCTCCAAGTCTTGCCATAATGCTTTTTTTGTTTTCTTCTGCTCCAAGATTAAAAGTATTGCCCTGTTGAACAGGAGCAGCTCCTCCAGTAGTTATACCTTGCATTAAGTCTCCGTGTGCAAAGTCAGTGTTTGCATTATCTTGATAGCCGGCAGAAAAATCGCTAAGTCCATTTTTGATTTTGTCAATTAATAAACTTTTATTTTCTTCCGGTTGCATAAACTGTGGATTTTGTCTCTGTTGTTCATACCATTTTTGTGCTTCTATGTCTTCACTGCTTAATATTGGATTGCTTTCTTCGGCATAATTCGTAGGCATTGATACAGGAGAAGCTCCTCCAGTTACTCGTCCTAAAATATCTTTAACCAAAGCATCATTGTCTTGTGTTTGTGGTTGTTGCATATCTTGCAAGTTTTGTTGTCTTTGCTGTTCTAAACCTTGTCTTGTTTGGTCAACTTCATTTTCAGCAAATGCTTGTGATTCATTAGCAGCTTGCATAGATTTTTGCATCATCTCTTGGCTTCTATTAGGAACAAACATATTTTTAAGAGTTTGTCCTACTTGTAATGCAGCAGCTATTGGCTGTCCTCCCGGAACAAATGTTGCTACAGTTTTTGCTGTGTTTAAACCACCATTCACATAGTCTCCATTGGCAAAATCATTAGCAGCGCCTAAACCACTTAAAGCACCACCAACGGCAGTACTAGCATTACCAAGTTTTGACTTATCAGCAAAATAATTGCTCATTTGTTGTTTGTTTTTCAATCTTTGCATTAAATCTTTTGTTGTATCTAAAAATGCCATTATAAAGCTCCTATGCCTTGCTACTTGCATTTGTTGTTGTATTTTTACCTACTGCTGCTTGAAGAGCTGTGGAAACATCATTATTTGCTCCTGTATAGCCTGTAGTATACATATTCATTAAGTTGTTAATCATATTCCAAGTGTCATTTTGAGAATTAGCTAATAGGCTATTTGTATAATCTGCAGCTTGATTAGACAGATTATTGTACATATTAGTTGCCTGAGATGAACGAATCATGTTGTTATTTGCTAGTGGGTTAATAATATTGTTTTGCAGATTAGCTTGTTGTTGCTTATTAAACTGAGCTAATTTAGCTTGGTTTTGAACACTATCAAGACTTGGATGAAGATAGTCATTAAGCAGTCCTGATATATTTTGATTAACAAAATTATAAGCAGTTTCTCCGGCACTTCCTTTAACAAAGTTGTTATTAGTATTACCATTCTTGTCTGTAGTAGTTTGGTAATATGGATTTGTTGTATTTGTGTTTATAAAAGTTGGTGTGCTAGAAGATGAACTTGAAGTATTTGAACTAGATTTACCCATTATTTTCTCCTGTAGACATAAAGTCCTTTTTTAATTCTTTCAAAACCACATTCTCTAAGACATAATTGAGCTGTTCTCTGTTTGCATTCAGCATAGATATCACAAGTGTACCAACCTAAACTCATCCTTAAACATTCCATATTAAGTTTGTGATGATGTCTTCCTGAAAATGCCGTTATATATAATTTGTTGTTATGCTGATAAAAGTAGATACATCCTATTAGTTCTGCCTTGTTCCATTCATAGAAAGCAAAGAAATGAGTTGTTTTAAGAACAGTATCATAATCATCTACATCAATTTTGTCATTATATAAGTCAAACATCTCCTTACATTCTTGATAATTAAATAAATCATCATTGGGAGTTCTGACAATAATCATACTTGTTTAACCTTTATCTTGCTGAACTCTAAAGCTTTAAGTGCAAATGATTCTGATTTATTTGTTGTAAATATCTTCATTTCTAACGCTTTGAATGTTGATGATGGAAATTTTAATATCATATTTGTTGATGTGGCATATATCCAATTATTATCATATGTATAATTGCCATCGTAATAGGCTATAGCTTTTTGAGTCTTACCTTTTACTTCTTTCAATTTTACCGACTTTAAAGGATTGTAGTTTTTTACATACTGAACCCAAAAATGACATTTCTTATCGCTATCAAGTGTTGCTCTCGGAGGAAATTTTGTAATTTTTAAAGTGTTGTCTGAACCTAAATTAAATACAGTACATGTATAATAAGCTTCTATAAATTCGCCATCAAAATCTTCGCCAACATACTCTTCGTATACATGATTGCCACCTGAATACAATGTGCTGTTATAAACACATAAAGCATTTACATGTTGGCATTTCCTTTTTATCCATTCGTTTCTAATGTAATCATATATAAGAATGTATGAATAATCAGCTTCATCTGAAATTGGTATTAAGAACCAAACTTCGTTTCTGTCATATGTAACTACAGATAAAGCTCTTATTTTACTGACTTCGTTAGATTTAATCAGTAACAGTTCATCTTGTATATCATATGCTATATTATCGCCTAACGTTTTATCGCCATTTATAATTTGCTTAAACGAGAAAACACCTTTTTTTGTATCATCATAAAAATACAAGTCAGTACCATGAAATACTAAGGAATTATATCCGGCGCACCCTCCCGGAGATTCATATTCTTGTTTAAATCCTGTAGTAGAATCAACTGTTACTAATACTGAACTATCTTTATGGAACACTGCAAGACTTCCTAAATATGGATAAATTGCTGTAATTGGTTTAACAAATTCTATAAATCCGGCAGAAGTTATTGCCGATACATCTTGATATTGAAAATTACGGCAATCACCTTGCTGCGAATACCACAGAACCTTTCCGTTAAAAATCCATAGTCTACTGTCAAACGAAATCAAACCAAGTCCTGAAACAGTCCTACTTTCTGAATCAATCAAGTGAATATTGCTGCTAGATTCTACAATTAATCTTTCATGTGTTGACGTATTGCTGTAAATGTATTTAACATTTATGCCGTTGGAGAATACAAACATATCCAACCAACCTTGAGTAAAATCTGTTCCACAGGCATTTCCTGTTGGAGTAAGACCTGTTACAACAGTTGTAATTATTTTTGCAGACAAATTGAGAGAATAAAGTTTTCCTTGACTGCTTGATTCAGTATAAATAAAGAAATAATCTTCTCCATCTTGTGTTGTTTCAAACATGCCAATTACTTCTTCATTTGCCGGAATTAAATTGTGAACTATATTTTGATTATCAATATATCGTGTTACAGATTTGTTTCCGTTTGCAGTTCTAACTCCAACACCTGAATTAAGTTTTGTAAAAAATAATTCAACATTTTGACAATCGGAGCAAGTTATTTTGTCAGAAGAAAACATTGAGTCTTTTCTTCTAATGCCACCAAAATTGAAGTTTACAATAGATGCTGTAGTCGAACTCATTACCAAACAATCCTTCTATTTTGTAGCTTAGTATTACAGTATTTAAACAATACAGCAAGAGCATCTTCATATTGTTTCTTATAACCTGAATAATTTTCATCGTTTTCATCTGCTATTGCATACATCATAGCTAATGAAATAACACAATTTCTAAATAGTTTTTCATACTTTTCCGGAATATTTATGTAGTCATTTTCTTCTTTTAATTCATAAAGAAATTCATCTTCTTCGTTTAAACCATATGGAAGAAGTAAATAATCAATCATTAATGTTCCATCAGTATCAGGGGTAGGATATAGATATATATTATCTCCCTTTAAATAGAACATAGTAGGAGCTTCTACTTTATTTTCCAGCTCGTCTGGGTCATCAGCTATGTCCATAGCCATTCCATTAAACTTTACTCCGTATTTAACAACACTATTTTTTACACCTCTAGTAATAGTTCCATCAGGAACATTGTATTTATTTTTTCCTGCTTTTACTTTTACAACAGAAGTTTGCATTCTAAATGACCAAGGTTGATAGTTCCATAAGAATGATATAGCCTTGTTAATTGATATTTTTAATGCACTTTCCAAGTCTTCTGCTGACTCTGCATCCGAGTCAAACATAGACCATGGTTGTCCAGCACATTCATTGTATAAGTCAAGAAAATTAAGTGTCATTATACTTTCCTTGTTCTACCACTTCTGGGTTTTTTAAGAGTTTTCTTTTTACTGCCTTGTATGTATTCAATAATTTCATTAACTTTACAGTTCTGCATATCTCTAATACCTAGCTTTTCTGCAAGGAGAACTAAGTCACTCTTAGACATTTTTTTAAGTTCTTCTGTATCATCTACTCTGAATGAATCAACTTTTTTCTTCTTAGCTTCTTTTGCTTCTTTTTTAGCGTCAGCTTCTTGTTCTGCTATCTCATTTTGTTCAATTTGAGCCTTTACAGATGCTACTATTTGCTTAGTTTCTTCTTTGGATATAGTTTTACATTCCTTTTCTTGTAAACCAGCTTCTAAGAAAACATAATCATTACCTCTGTCATCTTTTTTAATTCTAATAGCTTCTTCATCCGGCAACGTAAATATATTGCCTGTTGGTTTGTACAAAAGTTTAATCATTGACAATTACTCCTTTAATTTAGTATATTAGTTGTGAGAAAGGTGTGTTAATATAATGCCAGACAATACTGATTGGAATTATATTCCAGACAATAGATATGTTAGAGAAGATGTAACCAGCAAATATACTACTACAGTACATTATGAAGATTTATCTAAAGATGAATTGATTGAAAGACTTGTAAGTTCTGAGAAGCAATGTGCAGAGTATGTAAGAAAGTATGCCGAAGCAAATAAAAAAATACGACATTTAGAATCTCTAGTTACAAAATTAGAAGATAGAAATTTATATTATAATATGGATGAAAGAGATAAGCGTGAAAAAGAACTTAATGAGTCTTTATCACAAGTGCAGTATGAGGTAAGTGTAAAAGACAAAGAAATAAATAGATTAAAAGCAAAAAACATATCATTAAACAATAGAATTAAACATATTACAGATTCAAATAACGATAATATAAACAAAGATAGTTCATATTCTAAGTATTTAGATTTTTGTTACAGAAATGGATATTGTCCAGATGAGTCAGAATTCTAAAATAGAGGGAGAATTGACTCCCTCTACTCTTTTTATACTATACTACGGGTTTTAAACCAGCACGTTTTGCTACTGCGTATATAGTACCTACGAATGTTGAAGCAAATGCTATACAAACAGAACCATCTCTGTTTTCAAATCTTGAAATATCTTCAAGAAGAATTGCATTTACTTTATTATTAGTCGGAGTGATTGTTAAATCTCCTAATATTCTGTTAGGATAATTGTCTCCAGCTTTAATTGTTACTGCGCCTGCTGTAGTAGGTTCAACAATGATAACAAGTGAATTGTTTTTATTATCCAATGCTTTATTAATTTTTATACCATTAGCAGCAGTAACAGTTGTCTTAGTAATTACAGCAACTTCTGCTGATTGAGTAGCTTCTTGAACAGGAAGCTGTACTGTTATTTCATCATATGCCATGATTTATTCTCCTATAATGTTTCTATTATAAAATTTGTAATATTTTATAACCTGTTTGTTATAAAAGGGAGTTAGTAAAGCCAACTCCCAAATGCTAGAGGAATGAACTAAGTTGTTATTGATAAAGGTGCAGCAATCTTAACAGTACCAAAGAAGTCTGCTCTAGGAGCTCCAACACCATATAAGCCGTAACCTTTGTATCTAGTGTTGAAGTTCTTTTCAGGCATATAAGACTTCATGTTTAAGTCTGCTGAAACACCACCAGCAAAAGTTTTACCTTTGATACCAAATAACGGATAGTAAATAGTACCGCCATTACCATCATCAACACCAGCTATGTTATTAGATACAACAATATCCCAACCAGCCAAGTGTCCGATAAAGCCTTTTGCTATTTTCTTATGTCCTGATTCAACATATTTGAGTTCATCCATTTTACCAAGATAGAATTGATATTCCGGAGGAACAACAGCAACCATTTGACCATCAACCCAAGAGTTGTGACCTAAACCATCACCTCTTTTGAATTTAGCTTGCATATAAGCTAAGATTTCTTTAGCAATATCTGCTGTAAGAGTGATTGCATCACCTGAGTCATCAACATAATAACCAGCTCTTGTATATAAGCCAGCGTATGCTTGGTCAACAAATGCTGCAAATTGTTTGATACCATCAGAAGAGTATTCTTTAGCTAAGTCTACTTTCTGCTTCATATCAGGAGCATTTTCAATTTGTTGCTTTTTGATTTCGTCAACTTCAAAGTGGAACGCTTTACCTTCTTGAATACGTATTTTAGTAGTTGAAGATGTTACAACTTCAGCATCCGGTAAATCTCCACCAGTATAGTCGAATAATTTTTGTAATACAGGCATGTGAACATCTACTTCGTCACCTACTTTAACATCTGATTTAAACTCTGTATGAGCTAATTGTCCTACAACTAATTCATCATAGAAGTATTTGTTAAAGGACTTATTAAAAGTACCTAATATTAATTGTTCTACTGACATTTTCTAATCTCCTTAAATATACTCGTTTAGTAATTTATCAAGTTCAGCATCAGAGATTGTATTTATATCTACATTCTTTGACCCTTTACCCGTTGGGGCAGAGCTTTGTCCAGTAATAGCTGCAAGCGCATCCGTAGCTTTCTTATTAGCTTCATCAGAAGCATTTCCTTTCTGGAATTCTGCTTGAAACACACTCTTTAAGTCTTTTACTGCCGTCATTAATGCTTCAGCATCTTCGTAAGTGAACTTATCACCAAACTTATGTAAAGCATTAACAAACAAATTCTTGAATGGCTCATAATTGAATAATTCATTGTTTGATTTTACAGACTTAGAGATAATATCCTCTATATTAGACATCTGCTGTGTCTGTGCTTGAGTCTGTTTTTCTGTCTCAAACTGACGTTTCATCCTATCAGCCTGTATTGCGATACGTTTATTTATTTCAGGAGCAAATTCTATTTCAATTTGCTGCATAATGTCTTCAGACGGATTGTTAGCATACTGATACAATAAACTTTGTACAGTTTGTCTAGTCTCATCATCCAAGTATCGCAAATACTTTGAATATTCTTTAGCTTCATATTGTGCAACTTGATAAGATTGTTGCATATCTAAAGCTGAGTCAAATCCTGCTTGTTGAGCGTTTTGCTCTTGTTGTTTGCTTATAGCATCCAACTGTTCTTTGTACTTGAGCAGCTCTGCTTTTTCCTTTTCCCAAGCACTCTTTTGGTTAAGCAAAGGTTCTAACTCTTTGTATGATTTAGCAAGATTTTCAATATTTATAGAACCATCTTCATTCTTAAACTTATCAGGGCAGTCAATACTGTTCTCCTTAGTTTCTGTTTGTACTGGTGGCTCTTGCTGTTTACCATCAGTAGGTTCTGTTGTTTCCGGTTCTGTTTCATCAGGCTCAGATAGTGCTTTATCTATTTGTTCTTCAAGACTAAGCTCTGAGTTGTCTGATGAAGTAGTAACCGTGTTGGTTGATACTTCATTTTCCATTTCTTACTCCTCTATTTTTTTGTCTAACTTTCTACGCTCAGTTATAAAGTTAGATTCCCATTTATCGGATTCGTTTATAAGAAGCAGCATACCTCTCAATATCTCAGGATTAAGATTAGTGCCTGATTGTTTAACAATAAAATCTAAGTATTCTGCTCTTAGTTTTGGATAGACTTCGTTGTCTATCAAATCATATCTACGCTTTAATTCATCTAAATTAGCCATTAGTCATTAAGTTCCTTCCCGGAATATGGCTCAGTTTCTCTGGAAGAGATTCTTCTGTTGGTTGCATTGGTTGAAGTTGTTCTGCTCCACCATCAGGCAATTTTTTACCTTGTTTAGCCATCTCTACACGTCTTTGCATCTCTTGTATTATAGGAGCTAGAGTTGGGTCATTCATTAGTGCCTGTTGCACTTCAGGGGAAAGGAATTGCTGTATATTTAAGAATCTTTCTGGGTTTTCTACTCCCTTTTGCTCCATAAACCAAGTAAAGACTTCTTCTAAGTTTATTTGTAAACCAGATTTAACAAACATTTGTATAGCTTGTGCAACCATATCAACATAATTGAATCTTTCGTTTGTAGCACTTCTATCAGCATATGTATATCTGTAATCAGCTTGTCTTACTTCATCATTAATGGTTACATTTTCAGGTTGATTATCATTGTTTACAAATACTGTTTCATCACCGAAAGTAAAGTTAGCTTTTAGCTTTGCAATGTTTTTAACGTCTGCTAAAATAAGATTTTGATTAATTACATCTAATAGCATTTTAAGACGTGTTAATTGACCTTCAACTTTAGTAGAAATCTCTGTTGCGGTGGTTCTATCATTTTCAGAAGCTCCTGCCATATTAGGGAATACTCCTGATATTTCAGACATCATATCATTCATAAAATCAATGTTATTCACGAACACGTTTTCATTGAATTCTATTGGTTTTACTACGCTGTCAGAATAGAGTTGTGGGTCATATTCTATTACTTTGCCCGGATACAAGTCTATATCATCAGGATTTTCACCAAAGAATCCTTTAGGAGATAGCACAGGAGGGTTTTCTGTTAAAGATTGCAAATCTGCTGTCCTTCTAAGCATATCCTCTTGTGTTTTTGCTATGTCTAATATTGAAAATAAAGGACTTATTCCACGTTTTGTATCTGGGTCAATAATATATGCGCCAAATGTAAACGGGTTAATTATAAAAGGATTCTTTTCAAACCTTACTAAATACTTTCCTGCAACTACTACAGCATACCAATTACGAAGAACTGTGCCATCAGGCATCATTAAGTCTCCCCAATGTTCAAGCATTTCTACAGTAGTACCATTTCTATGCTCATCTTTAAGAGTCATTTGGTCTTGTCCGGCAAGTTTACTATTCTCAGAACCTGACTTAATCATTTCTCTTAAATCATTAGCAACTTCTTTGGAAATTTCAAAATATTTATTGTTTATAATATCTTCTGGAGTTCTCCAAGTTCTGTTAATCTTAGGACAAGTCTCCCAATTTCTATCATATTGAGTTGTATCGAAAACAAAATTAGCTGGGTCAACAGGATAGATGTAAGGATTGTCAAAATCTACACGTTCATCTATATAAAACTTCTCTCCCCTTGTAACAGCAGCAGCAATCTTAGGAAGTTTAGCTGGGTCTGTAATACCATCGAAGAAACTAATAGGTCTGCGATACTCTTCAGAATGTTTTTTCCAAGTAGTAAATGAGATTAACTCTCCATAAATAAGAGATTTGTCTATAATCTCATCACAAGTTTTAGCATAGTTCATCTTTTCTAGGCAATCTACAAGCATAGTTTTTTGCTTATTAGAATTGTTATCTGCTTCAAGGTTTTCTCCTGATACATCAAACATTGAATTTGTATTAGCGTATACATTTTTCCATATAAATGCTTTAAGTATCTGAGAATACATAAACGCTTTGCACATTTTTAATTTGCTTTTCCAGCGTTTAGTTTTGTCTGCTTCTTCTTTAGCTACATTCTTAAAGTAAATCTCATCAGATAGCTTTCTAGCTTTTTCTAATTGAGAATAACGTGCAGTATCATAAGACTTAAAATCTTCAACTATTTTCTTAGCTAAAGAATCTTTATCGTCTTGACCTAACTTTTTAATCTTTTGTGTTTTTTCTACTATGTATTCCATTAAATCTTATTGTTATCGAAGCCTTCGATAATCATAACCTCTGGTTCTTTTTCATATAATTTGCCATTGTCATCTATGCCATAAGCAACTCTTAAACCTTTTTGAATTTTAGTAGTTCCTGACATAAGCATATCCACGTTATAAGCAGTTGCTCTAGCCTGTCCTTTAGATACATTACCCATAGCCAATTCAGAGCTGTATTGCGCAAGTAAACCTTGTATAATATCTGCACCTTTGTTAAACAAATCAATGCACATATTGTTAACTTGTAGCTTATCTTTTTCAGCCAATGAAGAAGCGTGGTCAATTGCTTTTTCTTGTATTAAATTTCTTTTAGCAACAAGACCTTCGTTGTACATTTTTTTCATTAGTGAAGACTTGTTCAAATCTACATCAGGAAGCGAAGCTAGAATGTAATCAAGTTCTTCATTACGAAGAAACATCATTCTAACTTTATCCCAATCTTTTGCCGTTGGTTTTCGTTTCCCGTTACTATTTTCTTTTTTTGCCATATTAATTTAAAGAAAAAGCAGGCTAATAGAGAGAAAGGTGAACCCAAGTAAAACACATGCCAATTAATCTAGGAGCGTTCAAGCCTGCTTGGTTATTATAGTTTCTTTGTTTCCGTAGAAGTCACAAGCTATTTGCTTTAATGTAACTTCTCCAGTCTTTTTATTAATCTTTTCTTGATTTAAACCATATCTCCATCCATAAGGAGCTCCTTTAGGAATGATTAAATCAGTACTCTTATATTCAATTTCATTTTTGTATTGTTCTCTGAGTTTATTAACTCCACCTTGTTTTACATATCTAACAGATTTATAGTTATCTGCTTTTCTGTATTCTACAAAGCAAGCAATCTCTTTTTCGCAATGAGGACATACTCCAAATTCAATACTTCTGTTGTAGAAACTGTTAGAGGGGAAGAGAAACCAAGTGACGTATGACTGAAACTTTGAATTACAATGCACTAACATATACAGCTCTCCCCTCTCTAAATTCGTCAGCTTCACTTTATTCAGTAACACATTAAAGGAATGTCCGAACCTATTTTTATTATTAAAGTTATTCTTGGATTGTGTAAATACTTATGTAACTATAAAGTAACATTAGTAATGTGTAAGTAAGTAATAACAAGAAAAAGGAGTTATAATGAATATGTAAAGTTAATCAAATGTTGAATTTGGGTTAAATGCTTCTCTGAAAAGGGAAGTATTTTTTTGTGCGTTGAAAAAGGGCGGAGATATTTGGGAGATAGTTCTCTCGTTGTTGTTTGCTCCCTACCCCCTCTCCCCCTGCTTGCTTCTTGCTGCTTCTCTTCGCTTCCTTCTTGCTACTTTCTTCTTACTTCACTCACTTCTTACTCTGCTTCTCGCTCACTTTGTTCTTTGTCATTTCTTATTCTTTGCAAGGTAGAAATGCTTTGTATTGAGAGTTTTTGTTTTTTAGGTATAAATACATGTCTAAGATAAAAAAGTCGATTCTGAGCGTTGTAGAAAAGGTGTGAATAAGTCTGACTTCTATCTTCATCCTCCTCTTTCCAACATAATAATATACTTAGAATTATCTCCAACAAACAAACAGAGCATAATTATGCCAAAACAGATAATATATCAAACTGATATAAATTCATATTATAAATCTAGAATAATTAAATGTAATTAGCTCTGGCTCATCTCCAAATGAAGCCAGAGCTTATATGTTTACTGGTTGAATATAGTATTACTTAAAGCGTAGCAGAAGCTACAGAAAGGAATTAATTATGAATTTAGAAAAACAACTATCTGCATTATATGCAGAACTTAGAGCTATTGAAGCTCAATTTGATGCGAAACCAAGCTATGAATTAAAACATAGACTTTGGGATAAACAAGCTGAAATAAGCAATTTTATTGGAAACAAAAATGTAGATGTTCCATTCTAGGAGCATCTACTTTTATCAGTATTACTTAAATTAAGAAAGGAATTAGAACTATGAAAAGAACAATTACTGAAAAAACAAACGAATCACTTAACAAAAGAAAGGAGCAAACTATGAATTACAACAAAATGAAGAAATCTCAATTAATTGAATTGCTTGAGAAGAAAGATGAAACGAAGCAAAAACAAGGTTTCAATGTATGGAATTACACTTTCAAGAATATAGTAGATAGCTATATTAAGAACGGTGAACAGAAGAATTTTAAATTCAACGTAAAGCGCATTTATGATAGTGAATTCATAAATGATAAAGGAGAGACTATAAAACTTGAAGGTGCTCAAAAAGTAATAGCTTGGTTGAATAAATTAGGAGCTTTGAAAGTAGTCAAATACTCTGAAACATTCACAGAAGATGGAAAAAGACTATACGAAGTAGAGATAAAAGACTTTAATATAAACGTAGAAAGAGAGGGAAGGAATGGTAAATACAAGCTATTTGCAAATTACTATGGAAACTTAAAATTAGCATCATAAAGGAAAAATAAATGAATAAAGAATTTTGAGAGAGTCAATTAAGGCTCTCTCTTTTAGTTACTACGTAGACACTACTACATAAATGTTATCACTCAAATTAGAAAGGAAATAGCGTATGAAGAATTTATTTACAATTATTAGACAACAGATTATTAAAAATGAAGTATTTGGAAATGATAGAAAGTTTAAGTTTACTAATAACTTCTATCCAGAAAAAGTCATAACTTATATGACAGCGCAAAAAGCATTTAAAGTAGTAAATGTAAGTAAATATCCAGTTGATAATGGTTATCAATTTACTATTGAGTATAAAGATGTATGTACTTCTTGTGACTTCTTAGACAGAGCTTACGAAGCATTAAAAGCAAAAGAAGAATACAAAAGAAGAAAAGGATATACGGGTGAATATGCAAATGAATCAGTAGTAAATAAGTTTGGACATATAAATGATGAATATAGAGATGAATTAACTTGTAAGAACTATAACAAAGATTTATATGAACATCTTGAAAAAGCTGATAGCTGTACATTCGATTTATTCTTACAAAGCATTGGTTTTAATACATTTGAAGAATATTTAGCTTTCGTAGAAAAATATCCATTAGAAGATAAGGATATAGACGAAAGATATAGAGAATTCTTAAATAGAGATATTGAAAGCAGAGAATATGCAGAAGACTATCTCTACTAAATAGATATAAGGGAATTACTAATATGTAGTTCCCTTTTGTTTACTCTCTTTGTCTTTATAACCAGAAACTATAACTTAAACAAAGATGTTTGTCACAAAACAATAAGATATTTTAAGTAACAAATTGTAAAAGGAGATAAAAATGTTCAACAAAATACATCAAAAGACAATAAATATCAAAGAAGAACTTAAAAGAATAAAAAAACTAACAACAAACAAAAGAATACAAAATATTGTAAACGCAATATTTAAAGAATATCAAGAAGAACTAAAAACTTTAAAAACAAAAGAAGATTTAACAATGTATACAGAATATTTAATCGAAGTAATAATGCGAAACAGAGTACTTGCAGAAAAGGAATTCTGCAAAACAAAAGAATTAACAAAATACAAAACAGATTATATAAAAATAAAAAACACGTTTAAAAGTTTAATTGGATTAATAACAGGAGAAATACAATGACAAGACTAATATGTGAATTTGGTAAGCGTACACTTATCATTAATGAAAAACAATATGTAATTGAACATGAAGTAGCAAAATACTTAGTTCATAATGTACCGGATTTAAAAGTGATATACAAATTCAATTAGAAAGGAAAATATGAATAACTTTGAAAAAATAAAACAAATGGATATAAATGAATTTGCTAATTATATACGTTCCGAATGTGTACACTCACTAATTCATGGTGTGGCTTTAGATACTAACACAATCAAGGAATGGTTACAACAAGAAAGTGAGGAATAATATGTCAGCACAACTAGAATACAACTTATATAACAACAATAGAACAATAGATGAATTTATGAGGAATGAAGTATTTCCTCTAACAACAGGGAATGTAGCAATATTTAATATGTGCTTAACAAATGGAACAATGGGAAGAACTGACCAATTAAAGTTAAGAGAATTATATCCAGGATTATTTGATGCAGTAGAGAAGTTCTTAAATCAAAAGAAAAGAGGAAATCTATTTATATATGAGGAAGCAGGAAAGCCAAAAGTAGTAAACTTCTTCATACACGATGACCCAGAAGATTTGAATGGGAATTACGGATTAAGACAAAGTGCATTAAAGAGTATGTACGGATATATAAGAAGTGACAAAATACCAAGCAAAACATTTGTATGGATTTACGATGAACAATCAAATCATAAAAAGATGATAGAAAACTCAATCAGATATAGATTGGGTTGGGCATATAAATTTGTAGCACTAAGAAAAGAACCAGAAGAAAGGAATTAATTATGAATAGAGCTCTATTATATATATTGAACAAGATAGTACAAGACAAAACAAAGAAAGGCAGGTCAATTATGACTACAGAACAAACAACAGCAGCAACAGCTCAAAACAACAACAATGGTAAGAAATTTGATGTATTCAAATATGCTTACGGACAAATTTACTCTGGTTACTTAAAATCTGGTAAAGCAGAGAAATTTGTAATCACAAACATTCACGTTAGAGAATGGAAAGGTATTCTTAATTACTTCAAACGTAATGAATACATTGTAGACTTTATGCTTGGAGATACAATAGAAACTGCTTGTGACTTAGGTATTGTTGGATTTAACGAAGGTAACATTCCTTATGTTAAATATGCCGAAGGTGTTCGCAAGAACGTAGAAAAAGAAATGGCAGAAGGACTAAATGCTGAAGAAGTAAAAGAAGCAGCATAAGTAGAATAAGACAATAAAAAAAAAGAGGAACTCTCATTAATGTGGGAGTTCTTCTTTTTATGCAAAGGAGAAATATATGCCTTCAAGAAGAAAACGTTGTTCAGTATGTGGACAATTACATAATATGGAAGATTTAAGAAAATTTAAAACGTCAGAAGCATTAGTGTGTACTGACTGTATTAATAACAGTAATGGTGAAATGGTTGAATGTGATGAATGTCACTTAGTTCACGTAAAATATGAACACTTTGAGAATGATGAAGTATCAAACAGAACAGATACAACTGAAATAAATGGAAAGAATGTGTGCGACTCTTGCAGAGATAGATTATATATACAATGCGAAAGTTGCGGACTATGGATAAGAAAAAGTGACATCTTGCAAATACAAGATTATTTAGTATGCCACGATTGCGCAGAAAATGAATTTGTTGAATGTGATACCTGTGGTGCAAGAGTTCCATCATTCACATTAGAAAATGTTAATCATGGAGAACAAAGGGTATGCTCAAGTTGTGCACGCAGTTTTCCAAGATGTGCAGATTGTGGTGAATTAATCGGAGATTCGCTAAGAAGAGAAAGAATAGGAAGATATAACAGCACAGACTATGTATGTGATGTATGCGCTGAAAATTACACAGAATGTGAAGATTGTCACAGATTAATTAATGGAGAAGTATATCACGATGAAGATGAAGGTTATGCACAATGCGAAAATTGTCATAATTCAGGAGGAGCAAGTGTAATACATGGTTATCATTGCGGAGAAGAATTTGTTAAAAGGATGACAAATGATGATGACATCAACGAAAAATTATTCTTTGGGTTAGAGCTGGAAGTTGCAGGAAACCAGAATTATGCAAAGAAGTTTTTAAAATTATTTGAACCTCAAACAATACAGTTAATGAGAGACAGCTCTGTAGCAGGATTTGAAATAATAACAATGCCAATGACATACAAATTCTTAATGAGAAACTTTATTCCTCAATTAAAGAAAGGGTTGGCATTTTTAATTGAAAAAGATTTTAAAGGTCATAACGCAGGAGGACTGCATATACACGTTTCAGAAGATGCAATAACTAAATGTCAAGCAGCACAACTAGGAGAAATACTATACGGAAACAATAATGATAAAACTACTTGGCAAAGAATATCACAAAGAAAAACTGAAAATTTACATTGGTGCAGTTTAAGCGGAAATAGAAAATTTTATGACATAACTGATGATACGGCAGAAAAACCAGCAGTATGTAATTCAAGACATACTGCATTAAATCATGACTCAATAAGAACTCATACTTACGAGTTCAGAATATTCAACAGTTCATTAAGAATAGACAGAATATTGAAGAATATTGAATGTGTAGTTGCTCTATTAGACTACACAAAGAAGTATGCGTACAAAGACAGACCAGTATGTCATACAACAGACTTTTTAAAATACGTAACAGACAGAAGAATATTTTACCCAAACTTAAATGCTTTCTTGGAAGAAAACAGAATAGTTGAACAACATATGGAAAAAGATTTTTCTGGAGAAGACACAGCAAATGAAATGGAGGTAGCATAATGTGCATTGCAATAGTAAAAACAAAAGATGCTAAAATACCTGACGAATATTTAGAAGAATCTTTTGAACACAACAGAGATGGTGCAGGGTTAGCTTACGCAAGTAATGGCAAATTATATACAATAAAAGGAATATTTGACAAAAAAGAGTTTATTAAAGCCGTAAGAAAAGCAGAGAAACTTGCAGAGGGAGCGATGTTAATACATTGCAGAATAGGAACGCATGGTTTAAAGGATAAGAACAACTGTCATCCTCACGTCATAAGTAGCAAATGCGTACTGATACATAATGGAATACTTAGAATAGATATGCCATACAACAGTAAAGACTCAGATACTATTTGGTTTATAAGAAAGTATTTAAAACCATTATCAAGAGATTTTATGAAAGATGATGCAATATGCGAACTGATAGAAATGGCAATAGGGAGCAATAATAAGTTTGCACTGCTTAATAACAAAGGAGAATACAGAATTCTTAATGAAAAAGCAGGGAATTGGGAAAATGGAGTTTGGTATTCAAACTACAGTTATAAACCACCTGTAACATTTACAACTAAAAACTACAGCAAATGGAAAGATTTACCATTGTTTAGAAGAAACAAACTTGATGTAGATGATGAAAAACTTGCTGAAAAAATAACAACATTAAGTAATCAAGAAATAATTAGTTTAGGAGAATATCCAGTATATGACATCTTAACAGGAAAACTTATACCTGAGTCTGATGCGACATTGGAAGATGCTGACAGATATAGATACCTTGATGATGTTAGTACAGCAGGATATGAAGCATATCTGCATGAAATAGAACTAAGAGGATTAATGAATGAAGCATTAGGACAAGATGAGGATTTGAAAAATGCAGGATAAAAAATTAGGTATAGCTCTTACAAAATGTTACTTCTGTGGCAAAGATGACAAAATTATTATGAATACAAGGCTTACTGAATATTTCGCACAAAAAGTAGAAGAAATGAATGGAAAAGTGATAGATAAAGAGCCTTGTGATGAATGCAAAAAACTAATGAAAATGGGAGTAATGCTAATAAGCGTAAGAGATGATGACCCAGAATATAGAACTGGGAGTATAGCAGTAATAAAAGATGAAGCAATAAAGAAAATATTCCCAAAAGAACAGGCAGAAACACTATTAAGGATGCGTTGTGGTTTTATAGCAGACTCTCTATGGGATGCAATAGGAATACCAAGAGAAAATATAGATAATAGGTAATGCGTATGAAATATAACGCTAAGAATATGTGGAAGTCTTGTCTAAAGAAAGTAGCTTTTAAAAGTTATGATAAGGCTCTAAAAAGAGCACAGAAGTATAACCAAAGAGTTTACTTCTGTATGCTATGTGGAAGATACCATTTAACAAAAAAGGAAAAAATATGATAACGCTTGAAGATTTACTTAAAAAATACAAATTTGCACCAAAAGGAAAACAATTATTTAGAAAGAAAAGAATATGGGTTGATGATTTGCCTGATGATATGACAAATGCTGGGCATAAAGCATATAGCAAATTAGTAAATTTTGTATATGACTTAGGTAAGCTAACAAACGAAGAATGTGCAGCTCATAGAATGGTTGATATATTAGACCAAATAACAACAGAACAATATTGAGGTGAATAATGATAGTAGATACCGGATATATAAATGATAACGGAAAGTATGTTGAAGAATTGACATACTTTTTCTTTGACGAATTAACAGAAAAAGAAAAACAGGAGATATTGAAAAATGAATACGAACAATCAAACGCTGAATATGACAGTGCAGCTTAATAAATCTCAGTTTGATTCATTGAAGTTCTACACAGGGATAAATGCTGATAGATACATAGCAACAAAAGAAGATGCAATCGAGTATTTATCAGCATTTTTATCCAAATACGAACTTGATTATTTGAAGTCAAATAATTGTAACTATAGCGTAACATTTGAATTAGAAAAGATTAACAAGGACATGATACAAAAGGTAAAATAGATACAGAGGGTTAATATGTTTGAAAGGTTGATAGAAATTATAATACAGTTCTTTAGAAGTTTTACAAAAGAACTTGAAAGAGCATATTACGAAACATATGGAGATAGAGCTTCAAATAGTGGTCAAGATTTATCATATAGATTTTTTGACGAAGTTTGCAGAAGAAGATTTATAAACAAAGATAAATACATCAAGAATACAGCTATTTATATATGTAAAAAAACATTACAAGAGAAAGGTTTTATTATGCCACAAGGACAAGCAATAGCAATAGCAGAAGCCATGTTTATAAATGATGCAAATAATGGAAAGATAGATTTTTTAAACAATGTAATAAATGAGGAATGAATTATGGAAAGAACTATTGATTACAGCAAATTTAGATTTCTTGGTTTAAACAGAAAGCTAAATAGAAGATGTATTAATGCTTTAAAAGCAAGTATTGCAAAGAATGGATATATTGGTAGTCCAATATTAGTAAATGATAGTTACGAAATCTTAGACGGACAACATAGATTTGTAGCTTTGAAAGAATCGGGTATGGAAATTCCATATGAAGTAATAGAAAGTAACTACGATACAATAATAGATTTGAATACTACTCAACATAACTGGGGAATAGAAGATTATATTAACTTCTATTGTGAAAAAGACCATAATCAACATTATGTAAGACTTAAAAGATTATGTGATGAATTAAACACATCTCCAACAAACATTTTGACAATGGCTTATAGACGAAAACCTACAGGACAAGAATTTGTAAATATTAAAAAAGGTAGTTTAAGACTTACGTTAGATGACGAATTAAGAGCTAAAAATTTCTATGATGTATACACACAAATAGCAAAATTATTAAGAATGAAACCCACAGGCAGATTATGTAGCGCATTAGTTGAGCTTTCTTGTAAGCCTAAATTCAGATGGAAAATATTAGTTGAAAAAGCAAGTAAATATCCAACAATGGCATATAATTGCAGAACTGTAGATGAGTTTATAGTTATGCTTAGAGATTTATACAACTATAAATCAAAGAAAGAAGAAAACAGAATATAAGGAGAAATTATGAGTAAATTTGAAGAATTATTGGCTATTGATGTAAGCGAAAAAATAGAAAAAAGAACAGATAGCGGAACAGAATTGAGTTATCTTTCTTGGTGTTACGCTTGGTCTGAATTTAAAAAAGCATATCCTGATGCAAAATATGAAATAAAAAAATTTAAAACATTTGCAGATGATGAAAAAGGAATGAAGTTAGTTCCATATATGTATGATGAGAATACTGGATATATGGTTAACACAAGTATTACGGCAGGAGAACAAACTTATGAGATGTGGCTTCCTGTTATGAATGGAGCTAACAAAGCAATGAAAAGTACTCCTTATACATATATGACTAAAAAAGGAGAAAAAACAGTAGAAGCTGCAACTATGTTTGATGTAAATAAAGCTATTATGCGTTGCTTAGTAAAGAATATGGCTATGTTTGGTTTAGGTTTATACATCTATGCAGGAGAAGATTTACCTGACAAAATTACCACAACATCAGAAACTTCAGAACAGAAATCATTATCCATATCAGAACAAATATTAGCTTGTACTACAGAGGATGAGTTAGAAGCTGTTTATAAAGCTAATAAAAAGAAAATTATAGATAATGATAATTTACTAAGCTTAGCAACAGAACAAGGTAAGAAACTAAGAGGAATAGTCGCATGAAGATATATGAAGACATAAAGCAAGGAACTGAAGAATGGTTTGAAGTAAAAAAAGGTAAACTAACAGCAAGTCATGCAACAGCTATTATGGCAAATGGTAAAGGTCTAAAAAGTCTTGTTGAAGAAATTATTACTGATTTATACTCTTCTGACAATTATCCGGAGTTCACGAACAGACTTGATAATAGACATATTACAAGAGGAAATGAGTTTGAATCAAAAGCTAGAACTATATATGAACTTGAGACTGGGAATAAAGTAAAACAAATAGGTTTTGTTGAACTTGATGAATATGTAGGAGCTTCTCCAGATGGCTTAGTTGGTGACGATGGTTTATTGGAAATTAAGAATCCAGCTAACAAAGAATTTATGAGATTGGCTTTAACAGGAAAGATAGACTCAAATCACTTAAATCAAATGCAAATGCAGATGTATGTAACAGGTAGAGAGTGGTGTCATTATTTTGTATTCAATCCAAACTATGAGCCTTGCTTTATTTTAAAAAAAGTAAAAGCTGATAAAAACGAATTTATAAGATTAGCTCAAGGTTTAGAAGCAGGAAAGAAAATGATTAAAGAGATTAGAAGTTTTACAGACGATGTATTTACAAGACAAGAAAGGAATGAAAATGAACAGTAACAAATTTGAATTAATCGGAAATGTAAACTATTTGGACATTAAAGTATCTGAGAAAAAAGGAAGTTTTATTACAAAAGCCTTATTGGGTATTTATCTTAGAAAAGACAAAGATGGTAAAGCTCAATATGATTCCGTTGAGTTAACAATGTTTGGAGACATTGCTGAGGAATTTGGAGAAGACATCAAAGAGAAAGATGCCGTATATGTTGATGGTCGTATAAGTATTAACAAGTACACTAATAAAGATGGTAAAGAAGTTAAGACTTATCAATTCGTAGTTAATTCTTTCAAAAAAGTAACTTTTGATAAAGATAAGAAAGAATTTGTTGCGGAGTCTGATTCTTTACCTTGGGATAACAAGTAATGGCTACCAAACTTACTAGACGGGAACTCACAATAGTTATGAGAGCAGCTTTCACTGATGCTGATACAGCTAATCAGTTAGGGCTCTCTCCTCTAACTGTGAGGTTATATTGGACAAAGATATTTGCAAAACTTAATGCAAGGAATAAAGCTCACGCTGCATTGATAGCTTTAAGATTAGATTTAATAAGTAAGTATCATTTTATTGTATAGAGGTGGAGATGGTTGAATTTAGAGCAGAAGATGCATGTAGTTATGGTGACAGAGAAGCTATAATGATTAGCTATTTTAGGTATTGGATAACAAAAAATAGAAGTAATGGAAAACATTTTTATGATGGTCACTATTGGACATATAACTCAATAATGGCATTAAGTAGAATAATGCCGTATTGGTCAGTAAAACAAATACGCAACACACTTGATTCATTAATAAAAAAAGGTGTTTTAATAGAGGGTAATTATAACAAAGCCGGATATGACAGAACAAAATGGTATGCTTTTAGTGATGAAGCATTGTTTTTAGACATTTGCCAAAATGGGCAAATGGATTTGCCCAAATCAACAAATGGAATTGCCCAAATGGGCAAACCTATACCAATTAGTATACCAATTAGTAAACCTATTAGTAATAATATTAACGATACAGAAAATGAAAATATTGTAGATAATGCCACTAATGCATATGAAGACGGATTTGAAAAATTCTGGAATAAATATCCAAAACATATAGCTAAGCAAACAGCAAAAAGAGCATATATATCGGCACTAAAAAATAAAAAAACTACTCATGATGAAATTATGAAAGGGTTAGATAATTATTTGGCGCAAATTAAACATGATAAAACTGAATTACAGTTTATAAAATATCCTTCAACTTGGCTTAATGGTGGTTGTTGGGAAGATGAATACGAATATAAAAAGAAACCAAAGGGAAGTCTTTTATGTTAGGAGAAAGAGATGAATTATAGACAAAAATTACAAATGTTAGGTATAACTCTTGAACATTCCGGCAAACAATTATGTCCTCAATGTTCAGCTACAAGACATGATAAAAATGATAAGTGTTTATCAGTAACGTATGATAAAGATTTAGTTCTATATAATTGCCATCATTGTGGTTGGAGCGGAGCTGTTCCATACAATCTTTATCATAGTGATGAAAGAGTAAAGACATATACAAGACCAAAAGAACCAAACAAATCAGACAATGACTTATGGCTTATATCATATTTTAACCAAAGAAAGATTTCTAAAAGTACTCTTGATAAATACAGCATTTCTATAAATGAAAATAATGAGATTCAAATTCCATATTATAAAAATGGCGAGCTAGTTAATGTTAAATATCGTACTAATTTACCTGACGGCAAAAAAACATTTAGACAAGAGAAAGATGCTGAAAAAACTTTCTTCGGAATGGACTTGGTTGATAAAACAAAACCATTAATAATTGTTGAAGGCGAAATGGATGTGCTTGCGCTAGCTGAACAAGGGATATATGCTGTGTCAGTTCCTCAAGGCGGCAGTGATACAAAATTAGAATGTATAGAGAACTGTTATGACTTTGTGTCATCTTTTGATGACTACATAATAGCAGTTGATAACGATACAACTGGAGATAAATTAAAAGGAAATCTCATAGCAAGATTAGGTGAAGAAAATTGTAAAATTGTACTTTGGGGAAGATATAAAGATGCAAATGAAGCATTGATAGGTGGTGAAAATTTGATTGAATTTATAGATGGCGCAAAAGAGATAAACCCAAGCGGAATTTTATCTTTTAATAATGAATTTGATAATATTTATAAAGGAATATTTGAAGATGACAAAGAATATTTTTTAACTGGTTGGAAGTCTTTAGATAAGATTATAAAAATTAGACTTGGCTATCTTATGATTGTAACTGGTTATCCGTCAAGAGGCAAATCTACGTTTGTAAATAACCTTCTCATTAATTTAACTAAGCAATATGGGTTTAAGCATCTTATAGCTTCGTTTGAAAGTACAGTGGAAAATTCATATATAGAAATTTTAGAAATGTATAAGCAAAAACCTCTGTCAATAATTAAGCTAAAAAGAGAAGAAGTATTTGATAGTTTTGATTATATTTCAGAACATTTCATAAGATTTGACACAAATAGAATGTGGACTATAGATGAAATAATTGAAAAAACAGAAATAATGGTTAAGAAGCATGGTATTAAAACTCTTGTTATTGACCCATATAACAGGCTTAAAAATGAATTTAAAGATAGAGAAGATAGATATGTAGGGCAAATTCTTTCTAAATTATGTATGCTCTGCAAGAAACTTGGAATACTAATAATATTTGTAGCTCATCCTAAAAAACCGGATGATGATGAATTGCCTAATATGTATTCAATATCGGGCAGTGGTGATTGGTATAATATGGCAGATTATGGAATCGTTGTTCATAGGGAACGAGATGAAATTAGTGGCGAATTATTAAACGAACCACAAATTGCTGTAGGTAAAGTCAAAAACTTTTCTCTTGGAAATCCTGCTGGGGGAATTGTAAGACTAAAATATAACAAAGACAAAAGAATATTGGAGGACTAATGATAGTAACAATTAAAAAGAAATCAGGTATTCCTCTTGTAGTAGATACGAATAAAATTAAGAACTTCAAAGAAAGCGGAAAAGGATATGATATAACATTTGGACAAGATACATATTACTTTTCAATAGAAGAAACAACATATTTAATAGACCAACTTTTCAATTAATTCAACATTTGCATTAACTCTACCAACAAAAGGAGAGGATATGCAAACATTAACATTCACTATACCAATAAAACCTGTAACAAAGAAAAATCACAGTAATATAGTAACTTTAAAGACTGGGAGAACAATATTATTACCTAGCAAAGCATATATAGCTTTTGAAAAGGAAGTATGTAAATTTGTTAAAGTAGAATTTGGGAATAAGTTTACTCCAATCGACTTTCCAGTAAATATTCAAGCTATTTATTATCAAGACTCTAACAGAAGAGCTGACTTGTGTAATTATCACGCAGCTCTTCATGATGCTTTGGTTAAGGCAAAGTTACTATTAGACGATAACTTCAAAATAATAGTTTCTACTGATGGTTCAAGAGTATTGGTGGATAAAAACAACCCACGTGTAGAAGTAATGATAACAAAATTGGAGGAGAACTAATGAAAGAATGGACTGGTGCATATGTTTGTCACGTATGTAGGAAATGTAAGTGTGCTTTTGTAGCAGAAGATTATACAAATGCAAAGGATATTCCACCTCAGTGGAGATATTGTCCTAATTGTGCGCAAGAAGTTGGAATTGATTATGACAAACAAACGCCAAGAACAAATAGAACACCAGAAGAAAATGAAAGATATAAAAAATTGGCAGAAGTGGGAAGTAAGAATCTTAAAAAATTCAAAGGTACAAAAGCGATTTAAAGCATGTTTAATAATGAACTAATACAAATTATCATCTTTAAAATTTTACAAGGCTTAAAAACGATTAAAAACATGAAAGGAGAGTGTATAGTGTTTAAATTTTTAAAAAACTTATTCAAAAGTAAAAATCATATATATGTTGATGGAATGGAAATAATAGTAGATAAGAAAAAGGGAAAAATGAAAATCTTGACAGATTCTTATTTAACTGAACATCAAATAAAAAAACTATTTGAAAAATATGTGTTAGGAGAAAATTGATGGCAACATACGAATTTTTTACATCTTGTCTAAATACTGCCAAAGAAAAATTTAAAGAACTTGTAGATACTCCAAGAGCAAGAGGTGGAAATTTAGCAGATGAGATAAAGGAATTGTTAGAGAAGATTAGAATTGCTTATAGCTATGACGAGATTACTGAAGAACAAGCTATTTATCTTACAAATGAATTCAAGAAAATAGACTTTAATAAACTCGCTCAAACTAGAGCTGCAAACAAGGAAAGGGAAAAGTATAATGTTGGACACAAATTTAATCATTAATGTTATGTTAGGTATTTTTGCTTACAAAAGCGTAGGAGCTCTTATTGAGTTTGCTTGTTTAAAATTATTAGCAGCTTTATTAGGTAAGCAAATATCAGGAAGAACAAGACAGCAAAGAATTGACAGAGCAATTAAACTTGCTGATGAAGAATTAAAAAAGACAGAGCTCAACTAAGGAGTTCTGTCTATGAAGGAAGTGTTTGTAAGTACGGAAGAGCTTGCTAAGATTACTGGAGTTCACTCCTCTACTCTTAGAACTTATTTGGGGAATTATAGATTTTCTAAGTTTATAACTAAGACAAAACTTGGAGACAGAATAAAGATAGCAATTATCTTAAATAAACAATGCGCTTATAGATTGTGCGATTTCTTTAGAGAACATAAAAAAGAATATGCAATAGAAAATCTAGAAAAATATTTTGAGGATATAAAAAATGGGAACAAATAATTTTGATATGTTTAACTTCTTAAAAAGTTTTGCTGCAAACGTAGAAACTAAACAAGAAGTTACTGAAAAGTATATAAAGGGAATTATTAATAAGGAAGAATTTATAAGGAGAATGAAAAATGCCAAATAAATACATAAATATACAATATCCAGTATTAAATCATGAAGAATCTATAGCCAATATAGTATTGGAAGTATGTGAGATAAATGAAAACAATTCAAATATTACTATTAAAAACGTATTAGATGTTCATAGAAACAATTTGTTTTTAGTTATTTTAAATGAAACTAATAGGGTATCTCTTTTGACAGTAAAAGCAGGAGACGCTTATCCAAATTCTATGCTAGGAGATACAATTATCGAGTTAAGTACAGGTTTTTCTGCGATAAACTTAGCAGATTTACCAAGATTTGTTAAAGCCGATAGCTCGGTAGACATAGAGTTTAATTCTGATTTTAAAGGTAAAGTTTTTGCTATTGGAAAATACAAATTTAAAGAAAATGAAAGAGTAGATTGGTAGATGAACAAAATACAAGATATATACAAGTGCTTATATTTTACTCCAAATGGTAATCTAAATAAGACTTGTATGGGTAAGAAGAGATGCTGTGTGTTCTATGAAATAATATGTCCTGATTATTACAAAGTAGATACAAGCTATAAAATCAGACAAATAGGGATAAGAGGAGATTAACAATGTTTATAAGATTCAATATAGACTTAGAGCCTTATTCTACTACAGAACTGGAAAAGTATATAGAAGCAAAACTGCCTGAACAACTTAATGAAGCATTGTTTCAGGATAAAGCTTATTTAGACAAAGTTATTAAAGATTGCGTCAAAGGACAGATTAAATCTTGTATAACTGAGCTTTTGCAAGGTAAAGATTTTAAAAACTTTCTAAGAGACAAAATAGCCGACAAAATAGGAATGAATGAACTATTGGAGGACTAAATGAACGAAGTAGAAAAGATGTATAGAAATGCACACGTATATCCAAAAGTTTACCGAGATATAACAAAAGAAACCTTTGAAGACAAAAAATTTAATATGGTTGATATGTGTAAGGAAGCATTCACCGCAGAGAAACAGATTGAGATATGTAAGTTTTTATTAAAAGTAGAACATAGTATATCCTATTATTTTTATGAAAACCGATATGGTTTTGTTATTGATGATAAACAAGATGATTGCATTGAAGCTGAAAAATTTGAAACAGCATTAGCTATGATAGTAAATGACCTTTGGCAAGACCTAACAGAAGAAGAACGTAAGCAGATAAAGGGGATATTGGAATGAGCCGACATCCTGATATAACAATAACTGACGATATTGAAAAGTTTTTATTTGATATTGAATATAAAATTTGGAAGTTTTTTCACATAAAAATACCTAGTTGTGGACATTATGAAAGATATGAACAATGTTGTAATGATTTTAGAGAAGTCTATAATTATTGTGATTATATGTGTTTTTACGGAGTATCAGGATGTAAACGACTATTATTATCAAATGTATTTTTTCATACAGTAAGGTTGATAAATAGAATAATTAATAAATTAAGAGGTGATTTATGAATAACTTTCAAAAAATAAAATCAATGGATATAGATGAAATGGCGGAGTCTTTGGCTAATTCAAATTGCGAGTGGTGCATTTATAACCCTAAAATATATGATGGTTCTTGTATTACAGAAGATAGAGACTGTAAAGTAGGCATCAAGCAATGGTTAGAATCGGAATTGGAGGTAAGGGAATGAACCAAGACGAATTAATAAAAAACTTAGGTGGTGAACACGAAACAATGGTAGCAGCTTGTAAATTATTTGCAAGAATTTTAAGTAAAGTTGCAGAAAAATCAAATGCTACAGAAATAAATTTTAAGGTAGGTGAAGTAACAGATAATGAAACTGGTAAGAGTTTAGGTAAAATACAAGTTTTATGGAATAAGTTAGAGGAGGTAAATAAATGACAGAAGAAATAATATTTTTAGACACAACTAAAAACATTGAACTATATTCAGATGGAACTACTAATATTTCAAGAGAAAAATATGACACTTTAACAAATAAATTTTTTAACTCTGAAACAGACAAAACACACTTATACAAGCAACTCAAACAAGCAGAAAACACGGTTAACAAATGTCATAAATATCAAGCAGAATTGGAAGATAAAATTGATAGCTTAGAACAGGACAGTAAGCAATTGACACAATGGCTTGATGAAGCAAGAAATAACGCTGATTTTTGGTGTAATAAATGCACAAGCAAAGAGCAAGAAAACAAAGAGCAGAAAGCGCAAGTAGATTATTTGAGCAAAAGAGAAACTGAACTTATAAGCGAAATAACTGACATTGTTGCTGATAATAAAAGCTTTAATGAAGTATTGATAGATTTTAGTAAAAGAATGGTAAACCAAAGAGAGAATTACTATAAAGAATACAATAAATATCGCGCTGCATTGGAAGAAATAAAAGATTATGCTGATGCATTATATAATGAGCCCTTGATTGATGGTTCAAAAATAAGATTGCATAGCGGAATGTATAGAATTAAAACTAAGATAAACAAGGTGTTAGGAAAAGATAATGAATAGAACATGCGCTGACTGTACTAAACACAGATGTACTAATATATGCTTTGTGGCTAAATATGGTTGCGATGGATATTGTGAATTTCTTGGAGTACATAGGCAATGTGATAAGCGCAAATGCAAACAGTTTATATTAGATAAGGTTTTTAATATTAAGGAGAACTAGATATGGATGCAAAAGATTTAAAAGAAAAATTAATTGAAGTAAATAGGTTAATCTATCAAGTGCAAGTAGGCAATATAGCTCAGTCAAAAGCATTTGAAGAAATACATAGAATTATAGAGGAGAATGATTAGTGGATTACGAAGAATTAATTAACAAAGACTGTACAATAATTCCTTTTGAAAATCTTAAAGGAACTATCATAGCAATATTTATTACAAAAAAAGGTGTGGAGTATCAAGTTAGATACTATGCAGATTTTGAACAAAAGACAGAATACTTTTTTGATTGGGAGATAAATATAAATGAGTGAAGGAATAAAATTTGATAACAATAAGCCAAGATTGGCTGAGATGATAGTTGATTTTGCTCCGGAACTTGAAGAACTTTGTAAAGTTTGGGAGTTTGGAGCAAATAAATATGGCAAAAGTAATTGGAAACAACTAGAATGTGCTGAAATAAGATATACAAATGCTTTATTAAGACACATGGTTGCAGAAGAAAAAGATGGTGCTTATGATAGAGAGTCTAAGCTATTGCATGCAGCACACGTTGCTTGGAATGCTTTGGCAAGACTACACTTTATCTTGGAAGGTAAGGTTGAACCAAAAGAACAAAATAAAGGAATTGATGCAGGAGATATTGATGAATTGTTAGATAAAGTATTGTAGAGAAATAAAGAATAGAGATTCTTATAAGGAGAATTTCTATGACAATATACAAAAAAAATGGTAAATATTATTGCAGAGGTAGAGTTGACGGAGAACGATATAATAAACTTTGTAACGGAGCTACTACTGCAAAAGAAGCAAAAACGATAGAAGACTCAATTAGATATGAGTTAAGACTTAAAGAAGCAGGCATAATAAAAGAGAAGAAGCACAAATACTCCTTCTCTTTTTTAATGAATAAGTATGTCAGAACAAGCGAAGCTAATAACAAATCAGTTAAAGAGAGTAAACTATACAGTAAATATCTTAAATTATATTTTGGTGAAAATAGAGATATAGAATCAATTAAGCCATCTGATATTGAAGAATATAAGCTGTATATGATTTCTTCAGGTAGAAGCAATGCCACGGTTAATAGATATCTTGCAGCACTTAAACGTGCATATAACATAATGATTAAGGATGAATTAATCAACTATAATCCAGTATGTAAAGTAGATATGCTGGTAGAAGATAATAAAAGGAATAGATATCTTTCTAAACAAGAATGGGAATTACTATATAACGAACTGTCTCCAATTAATAAAAAGATAGTTATGGTTGCTCTGTTAACTGGACTTAGAAAACAGAATGTGCTAAAATTGCGTTGGGAGCAAATCGATTGGAATTTGCGAACAATTGAACTTTCAAAATCTGAGAATAAAGGTAAAAAGTCTATAAAGATACCAATTACAGATACTCTCTACGAACTGTTAAAAAACTCAAATCCGAAATCGGAAGGTTATGTTTTTATTAATCCAAATACAAACAAGCCATATACTGATATAAAAAAAGGATTCACAGAAGCAGTTAAAAGAGCTGGTATCAAAGATTTTAAATTCCACGACATACGCAGAACTGTTGGAACGTGGTTATTAGTGAATGGTGTTGATATAAGAACTATACAGAATATATTAGCACATTCTGATATAAGTACAACAGAACGTTATTTGTCATTGACTCCAGAACAAAATATCAAAGCAATGGATATTTTGAATAAATTTATGAGTCGATAATAATGCGTAGCCTTGTTGTCACAAAAGTGACACACTCGCGGCACATGGATTTTTTATTAGTGGCTGAAACACACTCTGCTCTCGTAGCTCAGTAGGATAGAGCGGCGGTTTCCTAAACCGTGTCTGTCGCGCTATTATTGAGTTTTAGCTGTATTAAAATATTGTTTTTTATCATTTTTGACACACAGATGGCACACAGATTTCATAAAAAAAACTCAGCTATTTCTAGCTGAGAATTGTAGCGTAAAGGAGTAAGCAATAACTCCTTTTGTGTGTAGTCGTACCTGATTTTATTTTTTTATAAAGTAATTTCCTTTTTGGTTTCTATCTAAGCCAAGATGGATAAAATTTTTCTTAACATACCAAATGACTTCATTAAATAATCCTGATTTACAAGCTAAATCATACGCTAAAGCCATAGCATTACACGTAAAGTCTAATGCTGTGGCTTTTTTTGTTGTACATTCATGACAAGAATTAGGTTCTCCTCCTACGGATGGGTCAGCATTATGTTTCTTACATCTTCCTCCGGATGTTACAGTCATTCCTCTGTTAAGCATATATCTATATGCCTGAACTCTTATAAGGAATTCTTCGTCGTAGTTATATAAACCACAACATCTACAAGATAATTCTGTTTCAATATCAAAGTTTTTAATTTCTACTTTTGGTTTGCTCATATATTAAATCTCCGTACTTATTAATGCCGTTATTTCGTGAGTAAATTAAAATTAGGTATAAACTATCATGTCTTTGCAAAAACTTTCAATTTAGAGCCGTTGAAAAGACATTTTAATATAAACTATCATGTCTATATAAAAACTCTTAATACAGAGCATTTTCCTAATGTAATTATTTAATCGGATGGAAAAATTCTACTGGATAACTTGCTGCATCAAATGGATGTTCTAAGAACTTAGAATCTCTATCATTCTTTATTGTTTTTAGAGTAGGAACATCAACTATAGAAGTACCTTCTTTAAATTTCAAGTTCTCAATGTTATACATAAGCCATTGACATCTGTCTTTTCTTACAAATACATGTCTTTCGTTATTAGCGTTACATACTTGTCTATTGAATGCCTGTATTCTGTTTAGGATAGGTGGGTTAAAGTTTCTTAGCTTAAACTCTACTTGATAGCCATATCCTTCAAGAGCTTGTTTTATAATCATATAGTTAGTAAATTCTGCTCCTGAATGTCTGAAGTTTCCCGAAGCATCACCACATACTATAATCTTTGAAGCATGGTCAGGATAACGTCTAATAAATTCTTCTATACAATGTTGAGTGCAAGTATTTTCTATGCAAAGCTCATCAATAAAATAGAAATTCTCATTATCTTTATGCGCTATTTCCCAGCACATTGGGTCAACGTTAAAGTCACAACAAAGATATAAGTCCATATTCCTGTTGTATTCTAAATCTGTATAGTTTTCTTCTGTAAAGTTTTTAACAACTAAACCAGAAGAATAATTACCAAATTCTCCAAGAACATTTATCCTGTAATATTCCGGGTCATATTCTGATTTAAGTGATTCAACAAAGTGTTCAGGAAGATATATATTTTCGCTTGTAGGAGCAATAACTAATCTAAAGTTCTCTTTTGGATTCTCGATAAATCTTTTCCATATCCATCCCTTATCCGGTTGTGGGTTAGTATGTCCAAATAGTCTATATCTGAAATCTCCCCAGTCTTTTCCCCTGTAAGTATTCCTAAGTCTACCTATAAGCTGCTTAAATGAACTATCTGGCACTTGAGAACATTCTTCCATCTCTGCCCAATGTAAGTTAAGTGATTTAAACTTTTCTGGGTCTTCTAATGATGAAAATAATATTTCAGAACCATTCTTGAATTTGATTATTTTATCAATTTTGTTATATGTGTAGTCTACGTTTCTTACATAGTTCATATTATCCAAGTGCTCCAAGTATGAAGTAAGAGTTGTTTTTCTTACAAGCTCATACTCTTTCGCACCTACTAACCCTTTTGAACCCGGATATTTTCTTGCAAGCATTATGCCTAACAAAGAACCACACCAAGTTTTACCACTACCATAACCTCCCTGATATACGCATACATCAAGTTCATTGTTGTGTGGAATCTCAAAGAATTCTTTTTGTTTTGGAAGAAGTTTATAATTTGGCATTATTTACCATCTTTCTCCGTTCAAATCTCTGCCAAAAACTTTTTGAAAATTGTCTACTGCGAAGTATGCAATATTCATAAACCATCTTGGCACACCTGAGAAAACTCCCATTTCTCTAAATATAATTGAGCTTAGTTGTCTGTCATTCCCTATTGCATTATGATTGTTGCAGAGATAGTCGTGTACCATCGAAGCATCTAAAAGCGTTGGACAATGTTGTAGGAAAAGGCAATTTGTACCATTCCAACAGAAGTTTTTAGGAATTGTAAAAGTGTATTGGTTTCCCAAGTAATTTACATTAAAAATAACATCTTTTTTGTTGATATAAGGATAGAGTTTTTTGCTTTTTATATCAGCTTCCGTATCAGAGGGTATACGTTTTCTTACCCCTGTTCTTATTTCGCAGGAGCTTTGTATTAACAATTCGTCTTTATCGCAATATACTATCATTCTTAAAACCTTATCTTAAATTCAAAACCTGTTATGTCGTGGTCTTCTCCAAATGTTGGGAATATCCAAAAGTGCCTTAAAAGAGTTGCTAACCACCCTACAATAAATATGATTAGCAACTTTTTCATTATTTGTTTTCCTTTTTGGCAATGATATTAAGCAAGAGAGCTTTGATATCGTCTTCCACTCTGTCTAAAAAGCCATCAATATTCTTTTCAACAATTTCTTTTGCTTGTTCTTTGAATTTTGGCATTTGCTTAATAATGTTATTAATAGCTATTTTCAATATAAATCTTTTGAACATTTCATTCTCCTTATGATATAACTACTGTTACAGCATTACTGAATGGACTTGTCTTAATCCATATTCCCTCATTTTTGTATGTAAAATTAAAATTTTTATTTTCTTTTACTGTATGACCTCTGAAAGTATTTGCTGGTTTAGAATCTGCTATACATACTTCACACGCACCGTTATCTTTTGCTTCTATTGTATATTCATCATTTGCTATCAAAGTCAAGTTGCCCAACGCTTCTAAATTTTGCCAAGATTTTTCTGTAACTGTAATGTTTTTTGTTGCCATAATCTATCTCCTTTTAATTTCCTGTCTTTATCCATAATCTATTTACATTATCTTTAGTATAAGGGAAATCATTAGTCTGAATTCCGAATGTAGGTCTGTCTTTTGATATCATAAACTCACATTTACCTTGTACCTTGATATTATAAGTTTTCCCAACCTCTAACTCTTGTCCTGTCATTGCCTCAAACGGTTGCCACTTACCTTTAGTTTCTATGATAAGCGGTTCAGCTTGGTCACTTACTTGGTCACTTACTTGGTCACTTACTTGGTCACTTGACTGCTCAAGCATTTCTTCATTATCCATTTATCGTTACCTCCACATTGTCATCTAACTGTGCATTTTCTATTTCTGTAATCGTAACTGCTACCCCTGCCTTGTACTTAACTTCTAACTCTAAATTATCCATACTTGCTTGCGTAATCTCGACAATATTCGTACCCTCTTGGATTGTCAAAGGTTGCCCTGTAACTGTTTCGGTGGTAGGCGTAGCCAAAGGATATACGATTATAACTGGTGTACCAGCTTGATATTGGTTGGCAAGGTATGCTTTCCATGCTGCAAGTGATGGAATAGTAGTGTCTTTGAAATTAATATAACTACCGCCTACGTTAATGAATGAGTTACCCGTAAGACTTGATTGTACTTTATAATGTGTACATAATATATCAAGCGAGTTTCTCGGTAAAACTGTCGAACTAGAGCCTATATCTGTCTTTAAAATATTAAAATAACCATCAAGATTATCCCAATTCTCTGTACCATCCAATACTTTTATCCCTACATTCCTTGTTACCCCGCCGTCAATAACAGATTGTACATCCTGATAAGTACCTACCTTCAATAGGTTTTCTGCCGTTGCAGTACCACCGTTGTAATATGGTTCGTAGGTAGTTGCGGTTGAGCCTTGTTCAAGTTGTATATCTTGAGAGTATTGAGGAATACTACCAAACGAACATCTTATATATGCAGTATCATTTGGTGTTGTTCCAGTTACTTTTTTTGCGCCTAGTGCACTATTAAATACTGATGATATAGGGTTTTTATCTTTATCATAAGCCCACATTCTCAAGGATGTGCCAATCCCTACGGATAATCTACTCATAGTATATGTTATATTAGGTTTACTTGGCAGGAAATCTTTAAAGCAAGAACTAGAACCATCTGAACTTTGTGCTAAAAATCCAGTAGTGTTATTAATGTAATATCCTGCTAAAAGATTATTATCGACATCAAACAAATTCTTGCTGTGTACCTCTACCGTTTCAACTGTGCCGTCTGTGTAGATACCTGTTGGACTATATGGTGTATAAGGTGTTGAAGCTGAGCCTTGTTCAATTTGAAAATTTGTATATATTGTATCGTCAGACCATATTGTTACTCTTAGTTTTGCTGTCGTTGCTGTAGTTGTAAAACTTGATGAATGAGCACCTATTTCTTTTATATCTTGCCTTAATTCTCTTTTAATAAAAGTGTTGTTATTAGTCCAAAAAGATACATTCATATTTGAAACACTTGTTTCATTTGCAAAATAACTTATAGTATAAGTCGTATTTGGAGAAACTTTTATATATCCTACTGTTGTTTTTAAGCTAATCAAAGACACTAAATTCCCACTATCGTTTATATAACCACTTACAAATTCTTGTTCAGAGTCATACAAATTCCTACTTACCTTCAACACCCCATTATTACAGTTAATCGGCAATGGTTGTTGAGGTGTAGGTACTGTATGAGCACTCTCAGTAGTAGTAATTGTTAAACCTGAGATTGCTCCTGCAGTTTGTGTTACAGGTGACTTGCTTAAGGATTGACCTTGTACACTCTCAGTCGTTGCAGAACTCTTAGGATATACAACTATAACTGGAGTTCCTTGTGCGTATTGGGATGCAAGGTATTGTTTAAACCCAGTAACAGTTGTATAATTATTATCGCCAACAACTAATCTTGCCCCACCACCAACAAATAACGCAATCTGTCCATTACCAACAGCAGCAGTAGATGCAACAAGAATAGATTTATAGTGCGAACACAAAGTTGGGGATTTATCTTGTGCTTTCATAATATTGTCGATTAGATAAAACTTACTTGTCGTATTAGATTGCCAATTCTCCGTACCGTCAAACACCTTAATACCTACATTTCTTGTTACACCACCTGATATAACCTCTTGCGTATCTTTGTAATCACCTACTGCAAGCAATCTTTCAGCACTAGCCGTATTGCCTAAGCTGTCGGTTACTTGTTCTATTGTGCCTTGTGTGTAGATGTATGGTTGTATCGCAGTACCTGCTGTGAATGTACCTGATGTATTAGTATTAGTTAAAAATGCACCTGTTATTTTATCGCATAAGCCAAGTGTATTATTAAATCTTGCAGGGATATAGATATGGGTTACTGTCGTCCCCTCTGTAAACTCTACATATTTTATCTTGCAATTAGATGCCGTAATGTTATTGTTAGCAATGTTTAATCTTGCAAATAATAATACTTTATTTGCCAACACACCATTAGTACCTATACTCTGTTGAGTAAAGCCCTCAAAACCAAAAGTACGGCTGTTTTTATAGTTAATAAGTGCTGTATAAGTTTTCCCTGCTACAGGAGTTTCTGAATTAGTTGATATGAGCGTACTGCCTGCTTGTGCTATGAACGCCCAAGTATTATCAACCGTACCTGAATTGGTTGAAACGAAGAAAGTATCTTTACGTGGAGCAGCGCCGTTAAATGTACCGCATATAGCACCGCTACCACCAGTAGAACCATACTCAAATACAATTTTCATACCCGTATTATCCGTGGGTTCAACAGGAGCTTGTATATAAGCCGTACCATCACCCTGCAGGTAAGTTAACTGTGTATATCCTGCTGGTAAGCCATAAGTTTCATACTTTATCGCACCGTTATTGCAAACAATATCTATAGGATTATCAGGCGAAGGAGCTGTTACATCTGCCCCTGCGGTAAATGTGCCTGTGCCAGCATTAGTTAAGAAGTTACCTGATATAGTGTCGTACATACCGAGTACACTATCAGAGTTACGTCTGCAAGGGATAAGGTTTGATACTAAAACATCTGCATTGTATATCTTAAAACCATAAACCCTTAAACCAATATCCCTTAAAGTATTTGGGTTGGTTATACTTCTATTAAATAGTGCGAAATTATTAGCGTTTTCTTTGCCAGTTGCAGTGTTTTGAATAGATGTTGCAACACCATCGAAAATCACTGTATCGTGTTTAGAAATTATAGTATGAATTTGACTTATAGCACAATTTAATTCTGTATTACCAGTTATGGTGCATATAGTATTGTTATTAGTTATTATTCTGTTTTCGCTATTTGCCAGAATACATCTTATACCGCTATGAGAATCTGATACATAATTTCCATAGATGGCACCATAAGCAACAAAGGTGTTATACATAAATTTGCATTCAATAGTAAGCGTATCTTCGCCACCTGCAATACCAGTGTCAATATATGCTTGTGAATCAGAACCCAAATACTCTACCTGCGTAAAACCACTAGGCAAATTCCTTTGCTCACATCCACCTGATAAAGTTACGGTATCAAGGTAGGTTTCGGGCAGTTGTTCTGTGCCGCCAAATAATTTCAAATATTCTAAACTGTCTGCCTTTGAGTTGACTAGGGTTAAGGCGGTGTTGCCGTGAAGGATGATATCTCTCCAAGTAGGTTCAATCTTACCACCACCTAATACAAACCCTTTTTTCCAAAATTGTAATGTTGGCACTTCCGTGCCATTACCACCTATATTCATCTCTGGTATTACGAATGATAAACTCATTTTCCTTGTCCTCTTAATTCTTTATAAACCTTATTACCGCTAAAAAATTTCAATACCGATTTTATAAACTTATTATCTTTAGATACGCAATATAACTTATGTTCTATATCCTTTGTTATCTCGTTTTCTTTAACATATACATCATAATCAAATCCACGTTTAGAATGCCCGTGAATACATTTACCGTAAGATGTCGGTTTGATATATTGTATTACTGTGTTTTTGCCGTTAAAAGCAGTATTTACAGGTTCTATTTGCATTTATTCTCCTAACTGATAATCATTATCATTATCACTTACTGGAAATGTTCCGTTTTCAAATAAATAATCTAACTGTTCGGTTGAATATCCTAACATACCACCAATAATATCAATGAGTGGATTGCCACGGTAGAAGTCATTAGCGTATTCAAACTCAATCAATGCTTGAGGGTCTGTAATCTGAGACTTAATCTGTTCAGGTGTGATTCCTTTATCTTTGTACAAGGCAAGAAACACCTCACGCTTAGTCAAGTGTAACATAGCTTTGCGCTCTGCTTCTTTTCTGCGTGCTTCCTCTTCTGCTTCTTCTTGAGTTAATCCCCAAGCTTGTATTGCTTCCTCTGTCTCACGTATCTCATAACCGTGTTGATGATTATTTTCTACGATAAAATCCGCACGTTGTTCATCTGTATATGGCTTTTGTAATTCTGATTTTAGTTCCATTGTTTTCTCCTTAATATCCGCAAGCGTACCAACTAGCTTTCCAATTTCCTCCAGTATCTCCGCTAGCAGTTACTGCCATTTTTGTAGTGGTTCTACTTTGTATACACATTGGGAAGTTCTGCCCAGATTGGTCTCGTCTTGTAGCAATAGGTGTATAATTTGTATTTGAAAAAGCTTTGAGAAAAGTCACTGTATCTCCACAAGTACATTGACCACCTTGTTCAATCCACCCATCCGACCAGACACGATACCAAGAAGTTCCGTTTACGTAGTTCTGAACTACGACTGCTACTAAATCATTTCGTGCAGATGATGTTGTTGTGGCTTTTGTTGTACATTTTGGGAATTCAAATCCTACTGTGTTATCGGCATATGCATTAACTCTTATAGCAGGAGCTGTTGTGCCATCGGCTGAATAAACTTGTAGCTTGACTACATTTCTTCTATTTGTATACAATTCAGTAGCTACTTGACCTATTACAGCTCCATTTTTATCTGTCATATGATAATAATGTGCTCCACGATTTGTACTTGGCGCAACACCTCTTTCAATTTCAGTATTTTTAATTGCTATTGAAGGTGTGCCCGTACCTTCTCTTTGTAATGAACCATTAACATTTAACCAATCTACCGTACCACCTGATTTTGGCAGGAAGTCTGTATTTACAAATGCTGTTGTAGCAATTTTCGTTGAATTATCCCCGCTTGGCGGTGTTGGTGCTTGCGTTGTAAAAGTTCCATCCGGATTCGATATAGCATAAATACCGTTATATGTATTTGCTTGTGTTAATGACGGAATAGTCAAAGATAATGCCATTGAGCCATCTGTCAAATATCTATGTTGCAAACCACCTAAATCATCATCATTTGAATCGAGGTATCTAACAGATTTGTAATGATTTTCCTCCGGAGCAGTTCCTTTTACTAAATTTGTGTCTCGAATTTTAATAGGTTCTCCGCTACTTGCTTCAATAGCCAACGAACCCGTCATAGTATCGCCTGATTTGGAGACCTTATCGTCTATGATTTCATTTATTTTATTAATTTCATCCAACGGTTTTACTGTATTCTCTAATTTACTAATTGTCATACTAAACTCCCATAACTACTATCTTATGACTTTCGGCTGCAACTGTTTCATTGGCAAAAAATTCTACTGTCACAGCATTTACAGAATCAATCGCAACATTTTTTACTATCTCATTTGTGCCTTTAAATAAAGATACAATAACATTTTGCGTATTAAGATTATGCTGGATACTCCAAGAAGCGATACCATTATTTGGTGTAATTGCAGGATTGAGTGTTGTAAACATTTTTGCCGTTCCGGAAATTCCATCTATTCTATTGTCCAAATACGTAAAATTGTCATTTATAGTATTGAATGCGGTTGTAGCTTTACTTATAGCTGTTGTCATATATTAGTCCTTATACAGATGTTCCTAATGGTGTGATTGTTACGCTAAAACAGTCATTTAAGTATGAATCAACATATGTTTTTGTTGCGCAATTCTCGGCATCAGCTAAATCACTTAGTTGTGTCGGTACTGAGATATTTACTTCTACTGCTGATGTTGCGTTTGCTGAAAAAGTTCCAAGTGACGTATTGTTCTTTTTTATTACTAAGTTAGCATTCCCGATTGAAGAAGAATTTGCTTTCTTTTTTACTTCCGTATCTAAATACTCAAAATTTTCATTAATTGTTGTTGCATCTAATTGTGCTTTTGCAATAACGTCTGCTTGTGTTGCCATAATTTTAATCTCCTTCTGTTAAACTAATTATGTTTGTTTCTAACATAGCTGCTAATGTATCAACGGTAGCCGGAACGTAGTCCTCACTTTCTAAAATTGTTTTTGAAGCAAGGATGTATCCGTCAAATTGAACAGATGAAAATATATATGTTTCCAAATCTGTAATAGTAACATCAACGTTAGTGATTAATTCTTTGTTATTCCATTCTCCACGATAAACTGATAAAACTGCTAATATGCCATCAATTGTATATTTATAAAGATTACCTTCTTGAACCCAGTCTAACGCAGATACTTTTATCCATATTGCGCTAACTGATAACCCGGCATAGTATTCTGCCAGTTCAGCTTGTCTCTTTGCTTCTTCTGCAGAAAGTTCTGCTTGATGTGCGTAATAAATTGTACTGTCGTTTGTAACATTAATACTGTATGAACTTGTATCAGCACTTACATCAGCACTTGCATTTCTTCCGGCGCTGCTTGCGCTTGCTCTTGAAATGCTATTGTTAGTTGAAACATTAACCATTTAATGTACCTTCTACTTTCTTAGGAAATACGGTTATTGTATTCAAATCTCCCATAACTGAATCACCAATAAGCAAAGTATCTTCAATACCGGAATCACTATCGCACACTTTAACACCATAGTAATATTCTGCCGATTCATCACGTCTTTTTACTGTCAAAAGATTAGTAAGCTCAGGAGTAAATACAAAAATAACGCTGTCTAAACCACCGGAGTCAACTACTATTTCATTACCTATCGGATTTCTGTTACTGTCTTGTATTGCAAGATATACAGTGTAATTCCTGTCAGTGTCTATTCCACTAACTGTTAATTCCCCGCTATCGCCTTGTACAAGTGTAATATTCCCGTTATCATCTACTACAAAAGCCATATATTATTCTCCATAAAAATCTTTAAATAATTGTTGCTTGCATTCATTGATAAATGATTCCGTAGCTTGTATTCTTGTTTGTTCCAATTCTCTAGAATAAACAAGAACAGGCACACCAACTACAAGCATAGGCAAAATATCTGTTAAAAAATCTTTTTTACTTCCGTCTTTCATTGTGACTTTACGTCTAACATAACCTAATGCAGTTTTAAAGAATTGTTCATTAAGAGCTTTTTCTTCCTCAGCTTTTTTCTTTTCTTTGTATTCATCTGTACCTGTTATATCAATAAATTCACCATTTATAATATCCCATTTATCTGTTCCGGCATAATTTACCCAAGTTTCATCATCAATAGAACAAATAGGATTCTCGATTCCATAACTATATGCTTTTTTATCTTTATCAAAATAAATCATCAACTATCCTCCTATGCTTGGAATAAATGAAAGTGTTGCACCGGAATTGCCGGCATACATATAGTAAGTAGCACCTTTAGGACACGGAGCAACAATGCAATAATAAAAGTGTTCTGATGAAGTAGTTGACCCTGAGCTTCTGAATGTTCTGGTTACTCCATTGTATTTAATTTGTAAATAAGGGTCATTTCTATCGTCAATTGAACCTGTTTGTAAATGCAGCCATCCGTTTACAGTTGCGCTATGCCAAGTATCAGCAGCTTTGTTATTTTGAGCAGTGCTATAATTAGGCATAGAATTAGCACCAGCCAAACAGTTTTTAACAAAAGCCGTACTGGCTGCCTTTGTAGAATTATCAGAAGTGCTTGCTGTAGGAACAAGTGGTGAACTGGAGAATGTTTTTATTCCGGATATGGTTTGATTCCCTGTAAGCTTTACTGTAGTTGAATTAATAGTGCTATTATTAGAATCAATCTTATTGTTCAATGTTGTATTCAACGTTGCTAAATTTGATTGAACTGTTGTGATACTTGCTCCCACTGTATCAATACGTTTATCAAGATAATCGAAGTTATCATTTAATACTGTAGAACGTGCTACTGAGCCATATTCTATTTCTGTTAAAGCCATTATTTATGTTCCCTCATTACTACTTTGTATATTTCATCAAGCTTATGCTGTATATCATTCATTTGAGCTTTTAAATCGTTGTATTGTTCTTTGTAATGCTCTTTTGTCAGATATGTCGCAGATATTTCTTGTAATATTTCCCTGTGCTTTTGTTCCAGCCTTTCAGGTGTCACGAATAAGTTGTATTGGAATATAATAGACAACACAACTATAGCCATTGGTGAATACTTCACTAAAGTTTCTTTATCCATTTCCTTCCCTTTCTGAATGCGTTTAAACGAGAGTTTTTGTGTTTGGAGATGTATTTATATCTAATTTGAATAAAAATCGATTCTAGGGCATTTAGTACTATGTTAGAATTAATATCCACGCATACGCTTACGCTGTTGTTGATATTTTTCTTTTCTTTCTTTTGATACTGAGTGTTCAGGTTGAATTCCTAAGCCAAGAGTTCTGTTCATAAGTTGATATTTTAGATCTAATCTATTTTTAGCTGATAATTTTCTATCATAAGTTTTCTTCCCTCGTTTATATTTACCAGCCTTGTCTCCATCATAGAACCCACCTAAATTAGCATCATATTGTTTATCAGGAAATAAAAGTTCTCCTGTCTTATTATAGTGTTTTATAGCATCAGGAATACCTTTTGTCATAGGAGAGCCAGCCATCGGATAAACCGTTTCCATAGCATCTTTTGTGAGGTAGCCAGCTCTTACACTTGCAGGAGCTTTACCTTTTCTGAATTCTCCTGTTTTAGTATTAACATATCCGCTCTTTTTATCCTGAGTTGTTCTTTTCCAATTTTTACTTGTTATTTCTGATGCCGGCTTAAAGAATTTCTCCCCTCTAGCAGCTTCTAATGGCTTTATAATCGCCGGAGAGAATGAACCTATATTCTCCCCTGACACCATATCAAAAAGTGTATTATAAGGTATCATAGATGCCTTGTTTATAACAACATTTCCCTCTGTTCTATTATTGTGCCAACCTGTCTTTATAGAGCCATGTTGATAATCTTCTAAGCCATCATCTTGATTAAGAAGTCTATATGTTTCAAAAGCCACTAGCGTAGCTTTAACTGGGTTATCTTTTGTAAGACTTATAATGTGCCTTGTTATAGTTCTGTTCCAAGCATAGAATGGAATAATCTTTTTAAGTACATTCTTTTCAAATTTGCTAAAGTTGTTGTAATCACCTAATACATCTGCAACTTTATCTATAACAGCTTCTCTGATTAACGTATCTTTTTTAGCAACTTCTGCAAGTTCATGTATTCCGGCAAATTGCTTTGCAGTTTTGAGAACTTTTTCTCTTTGCATTTTTGTTAATGCTTGAGAATATGCTTGCTTACGTTCAAATCTTTCAAAGCGTTCATTGATTTCACCGGTAAGTTTTGATAAGCTTCTAAATATTCTGTTTGGAAAACTTACACCAATATTTCCAGCTTTTGCTAACAACTTCCAACCACCAGAAATATTTGATAGGTCTGAATAATCTCCGTCTAACACTCTAGCTATGTTATCAAATATATTGTTTTTTCCGCTAAAGTATTTTCTAATTCCAGTATTTGCTTCTTGCTGTATAGCTTCTGCTAATGTACTTTCTAATATCTCTGTTGGAACTTCGCTTTCCTTTAGTTTAAAAGCATCTGCTATACCTTTAATATAATCTTGTGGTTTATCAGCAGTCATAGCTAACATTATTTGATTGCCAAATCTATTATTAGTAAAGAACGAAGCTGATGTAAGAACTTTTCTTTTAAATCTGTCTGTGTAGAAATCAAGCATAGCTCCTGCTACTTTAGCCATTCCTTTAACCTTACCTTTAGTTCCACGCATTTTACCATAAGTTGCTAGATAATCTAATGGCAATTCTTTTTCACCTGTTATGGACATATCTAACAAGTCTTTTGGAATATAAACATCAGATTTATCTGCTTCTGTTGTTTTATATAGTTCATTCCATTCTTCTGCGTTCTTCTCATCAAAAGTTTTCTCAATAGCTTCTTGACCTTTTCTGATTGTTTCATACCAAGCCTTAGATTTGCCAAAGTACATAGCATTAGCAAGTAGCTTTGAATTAACAGGAATAAAACCCTCTTGTGGCTTACTAAAGTTTTCTTTAAGGAAATTAATACAGTTTCTTGTATGTTCCATACGAACTATATCAGAGAAACCTCTGGCAAGTCCTTCTTGAGTCGTACCTCTTTCAGATATACCTTCAAGTTCTTTCTTGCCTGTAAAACCAACTTTATCGTTGCTTTCCTTACCCCATTCAACTTTAGGATTGCGCTTAGTTCCTTGTTGGAAATACACACCTTCTCCAGACTTAGATTGCTTAAACAATCTAGCCTTCATGCGTTCATCAGTATATGTGCCAAATTCTCTAAAGAATGCTTCACGCTTATCGTTAATAGTTTTGAAAGCATCAGTAAATCTTTTAATTTCAGGAGTAGCTTCTAAAAACTCGTGATAGAATTTTGTATTGTTGTTTTTAGTTTTGTCAAACCAATCAAGAGCTTTGCCTATATTGTTTTTATTTAAGTCAAAAAATTCAGCTCCGTGTTTTGTAAATCTAATTCTTCGTTTTAAATTGCCATGTGTGTCATAGCGTTCATCTAGTCCAGAGGTTCTCCTGTTACTATTTTGCTCGCTTTGCCCATTACTTCTCTCGCTTCTGGACTGTTTATATACTCGTTCATTCTCCTTGTAAGTTCTTTCACTTCCTCTATGTTCAGCGTTGGAAGAATTTCCCTTAGTTCTTCTTTGCTCATTTTCAATAACTTGTCGTAATTCGGTGTCTGTTCCATATATTTCTCCTTTTGCTACACGTTCATCAAACTCTGGTTTTATTCTATCATAAAGTTCGATAAATTCATCTGGAGTGCCATCAAAAATACTACGAGCAACGCAGTCAGCAAACTGCTCGTTCATAGAGTTTTTATATTTGTAATACTCTTTGTCATAAGCTTTATAGATTTCATATTCTTCTGGTGATAAAACATTCTTTAAATCTTGAGCATTTGCATTTGGAGTATTTTTATGTTTTTTATATTCATCTATTTCATCAAATAGCTCTTTGTTCTCTCTAACTATTCTTACACACTCATTTATTGCATCTTGAATATCCATTATATCAAAAGCATTTTTTTTGATTAATTCTTCGTTTGCTAAATTATCCAAATATTTATTAAATATAACGTGTGCAACTTCGTGGTCGTGAGTAAATACACTCATTCTTTTTGCGTTCAATTTAATAGAATTTGTAGCTTTGTCATAAAATCCAGCTACACTGTCTCCAAGTTTGGAAAATGTAGTTTTTGTATCGTTTATTAATGTACGAGCCAAATTGCCAATTTTACTATTTTTAGAATATACTTTTGAGCTTTGAATAACATCAGACGTGTTTGCTTCAATTCCATTTACGCTTTCTGCATTAACATTTCTACCTTGTTTAATTGCTTCTGCTATTACTTTTGCGTTATCGGAATTTGCTGTTCTTATGTTGGACTTTACTTCGATATATTTACCTTTATTAACAAAAGCTTCTTCCAACGAATTAGCTTCACCTTTTACAATTTTGTATGGTTTCATTCCAAATCTACTGGTAAGCGATTTGAATAGTTTATCATTTTTCCCTTCTAATGCATTTCTAATAGCTTTAAATGGAATAGTTTTACCAACTATATCAGGCATACTATCGGATATACCATTTGCAAAATTTACTAACTTTTTA